GTCCAGCACACGGGGTACGAGTAAGACTGTCTCAGTCTTCGTGAGACCCTTCGGTTCCGCCACCTTGAGGGTGACAGTCTCGCGGCCTTCAGAAAACGTCGTGGCGTAGTTTTGATACTTCGCCAAATCACCTGACACCCCGCGAGGGGAGAAGGTGTGAGAGACAGGAGTGGATTCGCCGTCAGCGACGACTAGGGGTACATTGTCAGCCATTAGGTTCTTCCTGATGAGCTTGGTTTAACGAGGATTACCTGCCCTAAATAGGCACAGGAGCGATTTTAGAGAGAGACCGTCAACCCCGAAGGCGAAGACGTTTTAACTCTTGAACATCAAGAGTGTCTGGCTAGATACGCAGGCCGCGCATCCTCCCTTTGGCCTTAGCCGCTGCCTTCCCATTCCCAAGCACGTTGGACAGAAGGAATATACTGTCCCACATACGCTCGAAATTGAGAGGGTCCCGCTTTACCACTATTGACGGTACAGGTGGCGTCGTATAGACACCCCTTGTAAAGCCCGTTTTGTGGTGCCTCGCGGGGTAGGGATAACTCAGCTGGATACTTGCCGTACCGATTGGCAACGGGCTGACGACGGAGACAAGCTCCTTCTTCGACAGGTCGTAGTATCTAGTAACGGACCCGGCTTTGAACTTATAGCCGGTGTTCCAAGCGTTGATTGCTGAGAGGAAATCCCCAACTCCTATAACCCAATCCAATACAAAGGAATAGGGCGTCACCTCCCAAGCCGTCAAGGCTGGATTAGTGACTCCGACATCCTGGAGGGTTAGATAGAAGCTTTCGTCGATCGTGGCGTCCATCCGAACATGCACCTCGTGTTTCCGGAACGTTAATGTCTCCCGATTAACGGGAATCACATAGTACCGGCCGAAGTAATTGCTCAAGGACGATTTTCCCGATTCCACCGCAAACCGTCGCGAATGGTTCGTGGCGATATAGCGCTCAAATGTGCCGTTATCGGCCTTCGAAAGCGCCTCGACTGCACCCGATATGTCCATTATTGATGGAGCGATA